GCTGGATGGGGGCGCTCATGGCTTGAGGCTCCTCACGCTGATGCACCGGGCGGCGGGGAAGCGCGCCATGGCGTCGAGGACGGCGGCGCACGTGCTGGGGAACAGGCCGCTGTAGCGGACGCGGCCGGCGGTGATGGTGCAGGGGATCATGCGGCACCGCCTTCCGAGTCCACTGGCTCGCTGGTTAGGTGCAGGGCGCCCGGCACGATGTGCTGTGCGGGGTGCCATTCCTCCACGATCCAATGCAGGCCCAGGAAAGCGGCCATCGCCGGTGCCATCGTTGTCTTGCCCCAGCCCTGTGGCAGGCTCAGAATGGCGGCTTTTGCCTGGGAGGAGGCACCGTTATGGCTACCCGAGACACGACTTCTGAACTGCGCCATCTCATGCTGGTTTACTGCCTGCAGCGGCAGGCCGATGGCAGCTACATCGCCCTGAACCGGCGGTACAAGCCGCTGGGTTTTGCGACTACGGAGTGGGTCGATTACGACGCGTTTCCCATTCGCTTCAAGTTCAAACGTGCCTTGAGCGCCGCGCAGGTTGCTGCCCTCTCGTACAAGGGCGACCCCGACCCCCAGTGCATATACCTCTACAACGATGGGTGTGTGCCCACCGATAGCGCCGCCCACTGGACGGCCTACAGCGCCCGCCTGGAGCGGCTTGCAGGCTACAAGGTTGTGCACTGAGGTTGGTGCGGCGCCGTCTTCCCGGCGCGGCCACCGTTCAAACTTGAGCGTTGCCGTGTGCTGCTTGCGCAGCTCCTCAATGTCGAGGTTGTTGGCTGCTGCGGCCTCTTCGGTCAGCAGCTCGTAGCTGCGGCTGCCGGGGCCGATCAGCCACGCCAGGCGAGGATCGTGCTGCATCTGGCGCAGCAAGTGGTTGACGGCGCGACTCATACTGCACCGCCTTCGGCCCGTTGCCGGCCTTCGATCTTGACGGTCAGCACGGCGACTGCGTACGACAGCGCCATCAGTTCAGGGCTGTTCCACGGCGTGCGGTCCCTCATGGCCACCAGCTGGTCGCGGGCCTGGACTTCCTTCTGGGCGGAGTTGAGCGCGTTCCACTCTGCGCGGTGATCCCGCTTGGCGGAGGAGGTCAGCGGGTCGCTGCCGTCACCGGCAATGACTCTGCCGTAGTTGCGCGGTTTGTGGCGCCGCTCGGGGCGCGGAGTGCACGCGTGTGCACTGGGTGGGGTGGGATAGGTGTGCATTGCTGCCCTCGTTCGTGAAAACGAGGGCAGTATCGGAAATCCGGTTTATTCTGTCAACGGTTTTCCGATAATTTATCGACCGAGTAGCGGTGGAAGAAGCTCATTGATTGCCGCTAATGCTCTTGGTTTGAGCCTCGATGAGCTTATCCAGGCGTTCCAGCACCGCGCGTTCGTGCTTCTTTTTGCGCCCCTCCGCACCCGCCAAGTGGACTGCACGGGCGAAGCAGTAGGGTAGAACTGCGAGGGCTACCGCCACGGCGGCGCTGGCTGCTTGCTGAGGCGCGCTTGAGGCGGTAAGCCCAAAGATCAGCAGCATCATCGCTCCAAGCAGCGCCCCGATGCAGGTGAGTATGTACAGAAACATGATGCCCTCCCTCTGTAGTTAGCGATTTACTTCCCGGTCGTCTGTTTGGCGCCGGTCTGGGAATCTGAAGATTCTGGCGCTCGCTCGTTTCCCATGCTGCCAGATAGTGCCCTGTGGACGTGTTGTGCAATTGCAGCGCGCTCCTGGGGGTGCTCTGCCAGGCGCTGCAGCAGGGGGGCAATTGAAAGGCGGGCGAGGTGATCGTGCTGTTCGAGCAGTTCGCCCAGCTGGCTGATGAGGCTATGCACCGCGACGCTCGGGCCGATGGGTATGGGCGAAGCTGCCGGCCGGGTAGTGGGGGCGATCTGGTACGGAGGTGCGGGCTCGGCCGCAATAAGCATTGCGCCTTCGCCGTCTGCAAGCCACTTTGGGTTGACGCCAGTGACTGCGGCGATCTGAGCAGTTTTGGAGGACCCTTGCGCCGACATCTCTGCCTCTGCCAAGCCGCTCTGGGACATGCCGACGGCCTTTGCCAGGTCGCTCTGCGACAGTCCTGCGTGCTTGCGAGCAGCGAGGAGCCGTTCGCCGAATGCTGATCGTTCACGAGGAGGGCGGGCCATCCTCATAGGCTAGTCGATAGCTTCAACGGAATTCCGCTTTCACAATAACCGGAAATCCGATATATTCCCGGTCCATGAACTGGACTGTTGTCATCGCCGATATCCAAGCCGCGGGCTGGAGTCAGCCGCGTATTGCTGCGGAGTGTGGTTGCGCGCAATCCACCATCAGCGATCTGGCGGCAGGGCGCACCAAAGACCCGCGCTACACCATTGGTGAGGCGTTGAAGCGACTGCGGGACCAGGTGTGTCGGCCTGCGGACTCGACCAGCGCGGGGGAGGTGGCTCATGCGTAGCACCACCACGGAGCGGCTTGCAGCGTGCAGAGCAGCGCGTCTCGCGGGTGTCGCGCGGCGCATCCAGGGTGTGCCGAGAGCCGGCATGCCCCCTATGTTTGCGAGGGCTTCCGACGCGGTGCCTGGAGCGGGCGCGCTGCCTCTCACTGCCGGGCAGGTAGCCGCGGTTGAGCAGCTGGTGATCAGCGAGGTGCGCGCGACGCTCGCCCTGGACAAGATCGCAGCGCTTTGCGAGACGCGCAACCGGGCGGTGATTGCGGCTGCGGCCGCTGTGGCCGGATTTGACGTGATCAACGCGAGGGTAGTTTCCTCGCAAGGCCCTGGAGCTGGGTCTTGATCTCTTTCAGCTCCGCGTCGAGCGCATCGGCCAGCTCTTGCATGCCGATTGCAATCAGTTCCTGGACGTCGTTGCCTTCGTCCATGGCTTTGGCCTGCGCTTGCACGAAGCGCTCTTTGGCCGCTTGCATCGTTGTCATGTCCGCCCTCCTTGGCGATGGTTGTGTAGGAGCTGCCATCGTATGCCAAGGCCGGGCGGACGCCCCTTTTTGCACCCACCACGCCCCAGGCCGCGCCGCCGGGGCCTATCTCCCACCCCTCCAAAAGGTACGCCGCGCGCGGGCAGGTGCGCGGCGCTTTGTGCGGCTGCGTGGTGGTGTGCTTTCTTTTTTCTCCCTCCATGCCTGCAGTGTCGTGCGGCGTGGAGGGGTGCGTCTTTAGCGTCTATGAAGGTGGAGCAGATGGACATACTCGATTCCGTGCGGCGCTCGGTGCGCCATTACCCCGGGGGCCTGGAGGCCGTGGCGGTGCGGCTGGGCAAGTCGCCCAGCACGCTTGAAAAGGAGCTGCGCGCGGCGCCGCAGTACAAGTTGGGCGCGGTGGACGCGGCCGATATCGCTGCGATGTGCGCGGACGCGGGCACGGCCCATGCCCTGGAATACCCCACGAGGGTGGCCGAGGCGGTGGGCTGCACGCTGCTGGCCTTGCCGCCCCAGGACCAGGGGGCCGATGAGGTGACGGCTTCGGCCGTGGCCGGCCTGATGCGCGAGCTGGCCGAGGTGGTGACTACCGTGACCACTGCGGACCGCGACGATGAGATCAGCGAGCGCGAGATGCGCGACATTCAGGCCAAGTGGGCTGCGCTGGTGAGCAAGGGGCAAGTACTGCTGCAGATGATGGAGGCGAAGCACGCCCGCACGATGCAGAAGTGGGAGGCACGCGATGCGGCCCGCCGGTGAAGTGCGCCTGGCGCTGCTGGATGCCTGCCGCCAGCTGGCCACGCCGGACCGTGCGCCGACGCTGCAGGAGATTGCCGCCAAGGCTTGCGTGGGGTTCAAGGCCGCGCGCAACACGGTGCCGAACATGGTGCGGGCCAAGCAGCTGCGGCCGGTGCGTACGCGGGCTGTGCAGCACCGCAACCGGCCTGTTGCCGAGTATGAGCCGTGCGCTGCGGCTGTGGCCGCTGGCGACGATGAGGGCTTTGTGGACCTGGGCAGCGTGCTACGGGTATGGGGCGGCTGACACCCTATGACCTTGCAACAGAATGCCGCCGGTGGTGGAGACGCCGGCATTTGTGATGTGCGCGCGGGGGCGGCTGCATGAGCGGCGCCAACACCCCACGGGAGCCTTTGCCCCCCCTGAACTACGCGGCGCTGGCTGATGCGCTGCTGCCCATGGCGGATGACCTGGTGGCCCAGTGGCTGCCGGGTGGTGCGCGGCGTGGACATGAGTACGTGTGTGGCTCGCTGGCCGGGGGCAAGGGCAGCAGCTGCTCAATCAACCTGGTCAACGGCCAATGGGCGGACTTTGCCAGCGAGGAGCGCGGGCACGATCTGTTGAGCCTGTACGCCAAGGCCCATGGGCTGACGATGGCCAAGGCCTGCGTGGAGCTGGCCCGCCAGCTGGGCCTGGAGCAGGTGGCGGGGGTGGTGATGGCGGCGGATGGCAAAGCGCCACCGGTGCGCGAGCCACGGCCCGCGCCCCCGCCAAAACCAGCGCCTGACCGCGAGAACTGGCGGGCCATTGCGCCGGTGCCGGGGTATGCGCCGAAGGTCAATTTCAAGCATCAGCACCGGACTGACGCGGACATCGTGCACGTGTCGGAGTACTGGCGCGCCAGTGATCTGTTTGGCTACGTAGTGCGCTTTAGGACCAGCGACGGCGGCAAGGATGACATTGCGCGCACGTGGTGCGAGAGCCAGACCAAAGGCGGGGCCAGATGGCACTGGAAGCAATGGGAGGAGCCGCGCCCGCTGTACCTGCCGGGCCGTGCGCTGCCCGATGGCCGCACCGTCGTGCTGGTGGAGGGCGAGCGCAAAGCGGACGTGCTGCAGGCGCTGCTGGACGCCGGAGCGCCGGGCGTGTATTGCGTCGTCGGCTGGCCCGGCGGGTGCAAGGCTTGGCAGAAAGCGGACTGGGCCTGGCTTGCCGGGGCCACGGTGCTGTGTTGGCCGGACTGCGACAGTAAGCGGGTGCAGCCCACGGCCACGGAGCGCAAGGCGCTGGAGGTGCAGGTGCGCGAGCAGCTGGGCCTGGCTGCCAATGCGGACGTGCGGGAACTGCCCGAGTTTGCCCAGGCGCTGGCCGCGCTGAAAGAGTCGAAGCCCTATCTGCCGTACCTGGAGCAGCCGGGCATGAAGGCGCAGCGGGGCATTGGTGCGCTGCTGCGGGACACGCACGGCTGCACGGTGAGCATGCTGCCGATTGAGCAGCCCGGCGGGCTGCCTGATGGGTGGGACTGCAAGGATGCCATCGAGACGGACGGCTGGACGTGCGAGCGTGTGCTGGAGTTCTTCGGTCGCGCGGTGGTGCTGATGGATGCGCCTGCAGAGGAGGCCGTCAGCAAGCCAGCGGCGGGAAAAAAAATCGATAGCCCCGTTGGCACCGGGGGCGCAGATCCCGCCGATGCGGATGCGGATGCGGCCGATGAGGGCATGGTCAAGTGCGGCGGCCGGCTTGTGCCCGAGTGGCTGAGCTGGTATTACGACCGCGAAAAGCAGCGCTGGAACGTGTCGCGCAAGACGGTGATCGCGGCGCTGGAGAAGGCGCCGGACCTGGCCGGCATCGTGGCGTATGACGAGCTGCGCAACACGGTGGTTTGCAAGCGCGCTTTCCCGTGGCCATACAGCAAGCCCGGCGAGATCCGCGGGGCGGATGCGTTGCTGCTTGGTAAGTGGATGAGCGATACCTGGGGCCTGCCGGCGATCAGCAAGGCGGCGCTGGAGGAGGGCATCCAGACCGTGGCGCATGCGCACCGCTATCACCCGGTGCGCGACTGGCTGACCACGCTGCAGTGGGACAGCACGGCGCGCATCAGCAAGTGGCTGGCCCACGCACTGGGCGAGACGCCGGACACGCTGCGGCCGGCGATGTACGAATACCTGGGCCTGGTGGGCCGCTACTGGCTGCTGGGCATGGTGTACCGGGTGATGGAGCCCGGTTGCAAGTTTGACTACTGCCCGGTGCTGGAGGGCGAGGGCGGGCTGCGCAAGTCCACGCTGGTGGAGGTTCTGGCCGGGTCGGAGTACTACAGCGACACCCCGTTTGAGGTGGGGCGCGGTAAGGAAGGCGCCGAACAAGTGCAAGGCTGCTGGGTGTATGAGATTGCGGAGTTGACGCACTTCAGCAAGGCCGAGGTGGGCGCCATCAAGGCGTTTATCAGCAGCAAGGTGGACCGGTACCGGGTGGCCTATGGCACCACGGTGGAAGCCTTCCCGCGCCAGTGCGTTCTGGTGGGGACCACCAATGAGGACACGTACCTGCGGGACCGCACGGGGAACCGGCGGTTCTGGCCGGTGCCGGTGCGCCACCGCATCAAGACGGAGTGGGTGGCCAAGTGGCGCGAGCAGCTGCTGGCCGAGGCGTTTGCGCTGTACCTGCAGGGCGAGGCGTACACGCCGAGCACTGACCAGGAACAGCGGCTGTTCCATCCGATGCAAGAGAGCCGCCTCGTGGAGACGGCCGTGGAGAGCGAGCTGCTGGTGGTGCTGACGCGCAAGCCCAACCCCAACGCGACGGGGCCGACATCGTATGTGCATTCGGAGGCGCCGTACGTGACCATTGCGCAGCTGGTGCAGGCCTTGGGCGTGGACGTGGCCAAGGCGCCCGCCGGGCTGCAGGGGCAGATCACGGCCTGGCTCAAGCATGAGGGCTGGGAGCATGCCAAGCGGATGATTGCCGGGGTACGCGTGTGGCGCTACCACCGGCCCGCGAACTGGCCCCGCAAGGATGTGGTGGCCGGGCTCGATCAGGCGGCGGACGATGAGGAGGAGCAGGCCGGTGCACCAGCGCCAGCGGTGCCATCCGTGCCCGCAGCGCCTGCCGCCCCAGTCACGCCAGCAGCGGCCTTCTTGGCCGATCAGGAGGACGATAGTGCGCCCTTCTGAGGCCATGGCCTACATCACACACGCAGCGCCTGAAACGCGCTGCACCGATCACCGTGTTGGAGGCGTGATTCGCGCCACGGTGCAAGTCCGGCGCGCAAGACGCCCGGCGTGCGGTGCAGTGGCGGGGATGGCCTGCCATGGGCCTATGTCGTAGGTGTCCATGTGTCCACGGTGTCCACGCGTTTGCATGGATGCCACCAGCAGCCTACATCCCCCAGCTTTGGGGGTTGAGGCCGCTGCATTGCCCAGGGCCTGGGCAGGCTGCGCACCACGTTCTTACGGTGCGGGCGGGCGCAGGCAGGGGCGCAGGTGCGCACGCCCACGCGCGGGCGCCGACCACTCACCCATGATCTCTATAGAAAAGGATGGACAGTATGGACACTGGTACACCCACCCCAACGCAGCAAGGGGCCGCAGTGATACCGGAGGAGCGCCGGGCTGCTGTGAATGCGGGCCTGCACACCATCAAGACGGCCATGCCCAATGTGTACGCCACCATCCAGGACAAGGCGCAGGCCGTGGGCAATGATGTGTACACGCTGGTGCGGCGCGGCCTGGCAGGCGAGGCCGGGTGCTTCTACGCGATCGAGGCCGGGCATGTGGTGGGGACGCCGTTTGGCGAGGCGGACCCGCGCATGCAGCAGGTGGCGCAGTTCGTGGTGCGGTTTGGTTGTGCACACGTGTGCATTTGGCCAATGACGGATGACGAGGCCAGGCACTATGGCGCGGCTTAAGCACATCCAGCGGCGGCTGGAGAACTGGGCCATCTGGTCATCGCGCGCGGCCAGTGGCGGGCGCGGCTTTGCTACTCGGTCAGTACTGGCTAGTGAGGTGTGGTCCCGTGGGTCATACAACCATGTCGCCATCCCGGTGGAGGATGAGGAGGCCGCGCTGACTGATGAGGCGGTGCGCGCGCTGAAGCTGGGCAAGGGCCATCTGTTTCTGACGCTGGAATGCATCTACCTGAAAGACCTGGGGATCAGCGCCACGGCGCAGCGCATGCAGCGGGCGCCGTCCACGATCAAGGCGCAGCTGGAGCAGGCAGACCACGCGATCGCGGCCTGGCTGGAGGCGCGGGCCGAGGAGCGGGAGCGCAAGCGGGTGGCGGCCCAGGTATCCGATGCCAAGGCCAGGGCGCTATAGACGCGCGGGGAGTTTTACAACATAGACCTTTTGGGTACATTTCAGGCACTGTGTGTGTATTGCGCCTCCACCCGCAATGCACCAGTGGGAACCCCGGCAAGTGTTGAGCTTGTCGGGGTTTTTCTTTGTTGTCGACAGGCGAGTTACCCGGACAAAGGCAGCGCGCGGCGCACGGGGTACTTGGGTGTGGCGAGCCCTTAACGCATAAGTAGAGCCTTACGTCACGGACCGCCTCAGATCGGAGCCATCAAGCAAGACAAGCTGAGGGCTGGCACAAAGTCCAGTCCAGGGCCTTGCGGCATACATCGGGCCAAACTCTTCCCTTCGTGGAGCCGGATCGAGTAACCGGCAACTATTCATGCCAACTGCCGCCCCACGCCCCTGCAGTCATCCTGGCTGCGGGGTGCTGGTGCGTGATGGCACAGGCCGCTGCCCTAAGCATCCCAAGCGAGCATGGGCGCCAGCTGCCAAGGAAACCAAGCGCATCACCGGCCGCAGGCTGCAGGCCATGCGCGCTGATCTGTTTCGACGTAAGCCGCTGTGCGAGGTTTGCGAGGCGGCAGGGCGCGTGACGCTTGCCACCATCCGCGATCACCGCATCCCTCTTGCCGAGGGCGGCGCCGACGACACGACCAATGAGCAGTCGATCTGTGATGACTGCCACGCGGCCAAGACCAAAGCCGAGACGGCCCGTGGTGTGCGCCGTGCTTGGGGCAACTACCGCGAGGGCTGAGCGCCACGCCCGCGCGGCCTCGAAGGGGGAGGGGGGTGTCCAAACTTCCCAGCTCTCAAGGCGGAAACCGACCGGTTCCCCAGATTTTTGCGTGCGCGGGTTTTAGGGGGGTGGGGGGGTAGCCCAGGAGGACGATATGGGAAAGCGAGGACCGGCGGCGAAGCCCACCGAGCTGAAGGTGCTGGAAGGAAATCGGGGAAAGCGGCCTTTGGCCGTCAACTTGGACAGCACCTTCAGACCAGAAACCGGCATGCCCACCGTACCCAAGGGCCTTAGCCCGGGTGCGCGCAAGGTGTGGAAGCGCCTCGGCGCCGAGCTGCTCCGCTACAACTTGATCTCGGTGGTGTACAGCGACATCTTCGAGGAGCTGTGCGAGACCGTTGCCGATGTGAAAGAGCTGCGGCATTCCATCCGCGCCAAGCAGAACCTGTTGCGCTCCGAGGGCAAAGACCCGATGGCAGCGTTCACCGTGCTGACGCCCAACGGCATGCCGCAGCAGCACCCGCTGTACCAGATCCTGAAGAGCGAGCGCCAGATGATGCTGTCGCTGCTCGCCAAGTTCGGCCTGAGTCCTGCCGAGCAAGCCAATGTCACCACCGCCATCCGCGCGCAGCTGCAACTGTTCGAGGGCGAGGGTGGAGACAAGCCGGCCGAAGAAAAACCAACGGCGCCCGCTGCCGCGCCCAAGGGGTTCGCCGACTTCGATTGATCCACCATGACCCGACCACACGCCGAATACTTCGAGCGCGCGAAGGCCTACGCCCGCCGCGTGATCGAAGAGCAGGAGGTGGCGGGCAAGTTCGAGCGCCTCGCGTGCAAGCGCTTCCTGAAAGACCTGGAGCGCCAGGGCTCGGATGACTTCCCGTACGTCATTGACGTGCGAAAGGGTGGCCGTGCCTGCCAGTTTCAGGAGCTGCTTTGCCACATCAAGGGCGAGTGGGCCAAGCCGATCTACGTGGACGGCATGGTCACCTACGCCAAGATCCGGCTGGAAGACTGGCAGATCTTCGCGGAGTTCCAGCTCTTCGGCTGGGTGCACATGGAGACCCGGCTGCGCCGGTTCCGCCGCTCCTATGAGGAGATCGCGCGAAAGAATGCGAAGTCCACCCGCGCTGCGGGCCGTGGCCTGTACCTTGCGTTCGCCGACGACGAACCCGGCGCCCAGGTGTACAGCGCTGCCACCACGGCAGAGCAGGCAAAGGAGGTGTTCGACACCGCCCGTGAGATGGTGCTGCGCGACAGCGAATTCCGCGCACGCTTCGGCGTGACGGTCGGCCGCTACGACATCACCTGCGCCAGCTCGGCCAGCAGCTTCAAGATCATGAACGCCGAGGCGTCCACGCAGGACGGCCTGAACGTGCACGGCGGCATCGTGGATGAGGTCCACGCGCACAAAAAGCGCGACCTGTGGGACGTGATCGAGTCGGCGGACGGTGCCCGAAGCCAGCCGCTGATCAGCGCCATCACCACGGCGGGCAAAGACACCGGCGGCATCGGCTACGAGCTACGCGGGTACACCATCAAGGTGCTGGAAGGCACGCACGTCGATGAGACCTGGTTTGGTGTGATCTACACCATTGACGAGGGCGACGACTGGAAAGACCAGAAGATCTGGCGCAAGGCAAACCCCAACATGGGGATCAGTGCCAAGGTCGAGAAGTTGATCGCCACCTGCACAAAGGCGATCGCTACGCCATCGGCGCGCGGCAACTTCCTCACGAAGCACTTGAACGTGTGGACCAATGCCGGCGTGGCCTGGATGGACATGGAGGCCTGGAACAAGTGCGGCGACAGCAGCCTGCGCGAAGAAGACTTCGAGGGGTGCGAAGCCATCACCGGCATGGACCTCGCGGAAAAGCACGACTTTGCCGCCAAGGTGAAGGTAATCGAGCGCGACGGTAAGTGGCACGTGTTCACACGTGTGTACTACAACGAACAAGCCGCAGCAGAAAGCAAGATCGCGCAGCTGCCAGGCTGGATCGAAGAAGGGTTCGTGCAGGTCAGTCCGGGCAATCAGACCGACTTCGACATGGTTGGCAACGACTTGCTGAAGGACCGCGACCTGCACGACCTGCGGGAATGCGCCTATGACCCGGCCCTGGCTGGCTACTTCGCCCGCACGCTGCTGGAGAAGGGGCTGCCCATGGTCGAGATCACGCAGCGGTCCAGCTTCTATACCCAACCGTTGCTGCAGGTGCAGGCGTTGGTGCTCAGCGGCCAGCTGGTGCACGACAACAACCCGCTGATGAACTGGATGATGAGCAACCTGGTGGTGGTCACATCCAAATACAACGAACTGAAGTCGCCCACCAAAGAGCGCGAGGAGAACAAGATCGATGCGCCCATGGCGATGTTGATGGCGTTCGGACGGGCGCTTGCGGGGGTGGAACTCGAAGAAATCATTGAGGAAGGCTTTGTCCTGCTATGACCACCTGGAACGAAGTGCAGGCCCGAGCTGCCACGCCCGGCTCCCGCATCCTGACCGAATGGCGGGCGCAGCAAGAGGCGCAGCGAGCCATCAGCAACGCCAGCAACGGCGCCACCGAGACCATCGCCAGCAGCGACCCGCGCGTGGTCGAGCTGCTGCTCGGTGGCTTTGCCTCGGCCTCGGGCGTCAACGTCACGGCCGAAAGCGGCATGCGGGTGTCGGCGGTGTATGCCTGCGTGACGCGCATTGCTGGTGCCATCGCCTCCATGACGGCCAAGGTGTACCGCCGCGTACCCGGTGGCCGGGAGGAGGTGCTGGACCACCCCTTCTGGTGGCTACTGAACGAGGAGCCCACGCCACGCTTCACCAGTGCCAGCATGTGGGAGACCACCATCTCAAAGATGCTGCTGCGCGAAAGCGGCCACTGCTTCATCGCACGCAGCCGTTCCGGCGCCGTGCGTGAGCTGATCCCGCTTCCTTGGGATGCGGTGAACCCGCGCCGCGTGGAATCGGGCGGCAGCAGCCGCCTGCGGTACGACGTGCAAGACGTTCGCACCTATGGCGCGGACCAGGACGACATGCTGCATTTCCCCGGCTTCGGGTTCGACGGCCTGCGCGGCATGAGCGTGCTGCAGTACGCAGCGCGCAACGCCACCGGCAACGCGGCGGCCATGGATGAGTATTCGGGGCGCTTCTTCCGCAACGGATCGCACCACAGCATCGTGCTGGAAGTGCCAGGCGCCATGAAGGAAGAGGCCATCACTAACCTGCAGACGGCCTACGGCAACAAGTATTCGGGGCTGGACAACGCCCACCGCCTGCCGCTGGTCTTGACCAACGGCATCACAGCCAAAGAAGTCAGCATGACGGCCGAAGACGCCCAACTGCTGGAGGCGCGCAAGTTCCAGGTGACAGACATTGCCCGCGCCTTCGGCGTGCCGCCCCACCTGATCGGAGACGCGTCGGGCTCCACCAGCTGGGGCAGCGGGCTGGAGGAGCAGAACCGGGCCTTCCTGGCCTACACGCTCAGCCAGCACCTGCAGCGCATGGAGCAGGAGCTAAACCGCAAGCTCTTCCGCCGCGCGGGCATGTACCTGGAGTTTGACCGCGAAGCGTGGATGGAGGCCAACAGCAAGGCCCAGGGCGAGTTTTACCGCGCGGCCATCGGCGGGCCAGGCAGCGGGCCAGGCTGGATGAGCGTGGACGAAATCCGCACCCGCAAGAACCTGCCACCGAAGGGCGGCGAATCCGCCCAGCTCTACCGCCCGCCCAGTGACAAGGCGGCAAGCAAACCACCATCGACCGGAGCCACGGAATGAAACAGCTACTCAACCTGCTACGCACCAACAGCCTGGTGCCGCGCGCCCCCCTGAACGTGGTCAAGAACGAAGCCACGGGCGAACACGTGTTCTATCTGTACGACGTGATCTATGACGGCGGCGACTGGGGCGTGAGTGCCATGGACGTGATCGCAGCGCTGTCCCAGGCAGGGCAGGGCGGCACCTTGCGCATGCGCATCAAAAGCCCTGGCGGCGATGTGATGGAGTCCAAGGCCATCGTGACAGCCATGCGCGAATACATCGCCAACGGCGGCAAGATCATTGCCCAGGTGGATTCGGTAGCGGCCAGCTGCGCCAGCTGGATCGCCGTCAATGCGAACGAGGTGGAGATCGCGGACGGCGCTTTCTTGATGATCCACAAGGCAATCTCGGGCGCCTGGGGCACAGACAACGAACTGCGCAAGGTGGCCGACGTGCTGACCATGGTGGAGAAGTCCATCGTGGACGTGTACGCCGCCACCACCAAGCAGACGCCCGAGCAGATCCAGCAGTGGATGGAGGCCGAGACCTGGTTCACCGCTGATCAGGCCGTGGCCAACGGCTTCGCCCACCGCGTCATCTCACGCCTGGTGGATGCGCCCACCAACCTGGCGGGCATCAGCTGGAACCTGAGCGCCTACGACAACGCTCCCGAGGCGCTGAAGAACCCACCCAAGGACGCGCCGCCCGAGCTGGACGAAGTGGCCATCCTCGAAAACAACCGGCGCCGCCTGCGGCTGCTGGACACCAACGCCTAGCGCTTCCGCGCTGCGTAACGGCCCCCACGGCGAGAGCCCTGGGGGCTTTTTCATTTGCTCACTCACGAAAGGACCACCATGAGCATTCAAAACCTGCGGGAGCGCCTGGGCGCACTGAAGAAGGAAGCCCGCAACCTGCTGGAAAACAAGGGCTCCGCCACCTGGACCAAGGAAGAGCAAGGCAAGTTCGACGAACTGATGGACGAGGCCGAGCGCGTCGAAAACCAGATCGAGGCCGCCCAGCGCCTGATGGACGACGAAGCCGACGACAACTTCCGCAACGTCAAGAAGAAGGACAAGGGCGAGAAGGTGGACCCGGCCGTGGCCGCCTTCGAGAACTACCTGCGCAAGATGAGCAATCGCCTCACCCCGCAGGAAGTCGAGGCCATCCGCAACACCATGAGCACCACCACGGGCTCGGAAGGCGGGTATACCGTGCAGCCCGTCGTGGCCAGCACGCTGATCGAGGCGCTGAAGGACTACGGTGCGATGCGCCGCCAGGCGAGCCAGATCACTACCACCAACGGCGCTGACCTGTCATACCCATCCACCGACGGCACTAGCGAAGAAGGCGAAATCGTTGCCCAGAACGTCAGCGCCACCGACGCCGACGTGGCTTTCGGCACCGTCCCGCTGAACACCGTCAAGTTCAGCTCTAAGGTGGTCACGGTGCCCATCGAGCTGCTGCAAGACTCCAACGTCGATGTGGTCGCCCTGGTCAACGGTCGCCTGCGCGAGCGTATCGGCCGCATCCAGAATCGTATGTTCACCACGGGCACGGGCACCGGCCAGCCCTTCGGTCTGACGGTGGCTGCTTCTGTCGGCAAGACGGGCGCTACCGGCCAGACCTTGACGGTGACCTACGACGACTTGGTGGACCTGCAGGACTCCATTGACCCAGCCTACCAGGTGGACGGCCTCGGCTGGATGTTCTCGCAGTCCGTGCGCCGCCTGGTGCGCAAGATCAAGGACACCGCTGGTCGGCCCATCTGGACGCCCTCGTACGACGAAGGCATGGCCACCCGCCGCCCCGACTTCCTGTTGGGCCAGCCCGTGGAGATCAACAACCACATGCCCGTGCCCGCGGCCAACGCGAAGTCGATCTCGTACGGCGATCACTCCAAGTACATCATCCGCGACGCCATGGAAGTGACCATCTTCCGCTTCGAGGACAGCGCGTACCTGAAGAAGGGCCAAGTGGGCTTCCTGGCTTGGTCGCGTGCAGGCGGCAACCTGCTCGACACCAACGGCACGAAGACCTATCAGCACTCCGCGACCTGATCGCGCCACCCTCCAGCCAGGCCTGCCTGGCTGGGCTTCGCTCTTTCCATTCCATAGGAACCGACCATGAAAAAGTCACTCATTGCGCTGGCCGTGATCGCCGCCGCAACCTTCGCGGCCGACCAGGCCGAGATCCCCGTTGGCGCCACGTTCGAGGCGCCCGAAGATGAAGCCGACAAGCTCATCGCCAACGGCCAGGCCAAGCTGGCCGAAGCGCCCACCAAGGGCGCCAAGCCCGTGAAGGTGCGCCTCCTCATCGCCTGCGAGCACGGCAACCCGAACGACGTGCGCGAGCTGCCCGCCGACGTGGCGCGCGGCCTGGTTAAGGCTGGCGACGCCGACGACGACAAGGCTGCCGTGGCCTACGCCGCAGGCCTGCCGCAAAACCAGAAGAAGACCTGATCTCCCTTCGCCTTGCGCCTGTCTCCTTGCGGGCGCAAGCCAAAGGCGGAACACACCATGCCCACCATCAAGATCACCGACGCCACGGTCGAGCCGCTCACGCTGGCCGAGGCCAAGGCCCACCTGCGCGAGACGCAGACCGAGACGCACAACGACTTGCTGATCACCGCGCTCATCAAGGTTGCGCGCGAGGCGGCTGAGGCGCGGCTGCAGCGCACGTTGCTCACCACCACCTGGCAGCGCACGCTGGACCGGTTCCCGGCCTGCGGCGGCCATGTTGAGCTGCACATGCCCCGCGTGATCTCCGTGACCCAAGTGAAATACGTGGCGCCCGACGGCGCGACCCCCACGCTGGACCCAGCCGCTTACGAGTTGGAGCCCACGGCCGAGCCCGGCCTGCTGCTGCCCGCCCATGGCACCAGCTGGCCCGCGACGCGGGTGCGGCCCGGTGCGGTGCAGATCCAGTACACGGCGGGCTACGGCGCCACGGCAGACAAGATCCCCGGCCCTATCGTGCAATGGATCAAACTGGCCTTGACCGACCTGTACGAAAACCGCGCCCGCAGTGCCGAGCGTCCCGCGTTGCCGCAGGAGTTTGCGGACGGGCTGCTGGACACCTACAGGATCTGGAGCGTGTAGCCATGGACCCGGGCAAGTTCAAGCACTACTGCAGCCTGCAGGCGCCTGGCACCGCGCAGGACGCCGCAGGCCAGCCCATCCCTGGCTGGGCCGAGGTCACCACCTTCTGGGCCGACATTCGCGGCGGGGCAGGGCTGGAGACCATCAAGGCAGGCGCCGCCACCATGGTGCGGCAGGTGTCCATCCGCACGCGGTACCGCACCGATATCACCGGCGCTATGCGCGTGGTCAGCCAGGGCGTCACGTACAAGATCAACGCCGTGCTGCCTGACCTGGTGGAGCGCAAGCACGTGGACCTGGTTTGCGAGGTGATCACATGATCGGCGCCAGCTTCAACCTGGCGGGCATCAACGCCCATCTGGACCGGGTGGCCCAGGCCGCCAAGAAAAATACCCGCAAGGCGGCGCAGGCCGGCGCGCAGGTGTACCACGACGAGCTCAAGGCCCGCGTACCGGTGAGCGCCAAGCCGCACAAGAGCGGCAAGAAGACATACGACCCGGGCACCCTGCGCCGCGCGATCTACCAGGCCTACGTGGAAGAGGAGAGCGGCGACAGCCAGGCCACGTACCGCGTGAGCTGGAACAAGTCGCACGCCTTCTACGGCAAGTTTCTGGAGTACGGTACCAGCAAGATGGCTGCAAAGCCATTCCTGCGGCCCACCTACGACTCCGCACGCCAGCGCGCCCTCAGCGCCGTGCAGGCGGTCATGCGGTCGGCTGTTGCAGAGGAGCTGCGCCAATGAGCATCGATGCACTGATCGCCCAGGCGCTGGGCCCGCTGGTCGATGGCCGGGCGTATCCCGACGTGGCGCCGGAGAACCCCACGCTGCCGTACATCGTGTACCAGCAGGCGGGCGGCGCCGGCATGGTCTACCTGGAGGGCACGCTGCCCGACAACGAAGGCTGCCGCATCCAGGTTGCAACCTGGGGCGCGCGCAGGCTGGATGTCACCGCACTGGCCAAGCTGGCTGAAGAGGCGCTGATCGGTACACCGGCCCTGCAGACCGAGCCGCTGGGGGGCCGCGTGTCGGACTACGAGCCGGAGACTCAACGATACGGCGCGCGGCAGGACTTCATGGTCTGGGCGCCGCGCTGAAAGGAACGCATGACCCCCGCAACCAAAGCACTACACGAGGCCTTGCTGCGGCACCTGGAAGGGTGCCTCAAGGCCTGGCGCAAGTGGCTCGAAGCCCAGCCACCCGCCTGACACCTGTTTTCTTCAACCCTGCCACGGCAGGGCAGCCCCGCGAAAGCCGCGCTGCCCGTCTGAGCCCTCGCAGAAATCGGCCCCGGAAGGGGTCTTTTTTTATCGCGAAAGGCCCACCATGGCACGTACCCCTACCGGCACCATCCACTCGGTCGCCACCGTCCTCGCCGCCGCCAAAACGGTTACCGGCATCTCCAACGCCACCGAAGCAGTCGTTTCCTCGACCGCTCACGGCTACAGCAACGGCGACATCGTCGTCGTGTTCTCGTCCTGGGGCCGGCTCAACGCCCGCGCTTTCCGGGTTAAGAGCGTTCTGACCGACTCGTTTGTGCTCGAAAAGGCCAACACCACCAACCTGGACTACTTCACCGCTGGTGGTGGCCAGGGTACGGTGCAGAAGGTCACGACCTGGGTGGACCTGGACAAGACCATGAACCACTCCACGTCTGGCGGCGACGCAAAGACGGTGAACATCAAGTTCATCGAGTCCGACGTGGAAATCGTGCTGAACGACGGCTTCAACGCCGTGCAGCGCTCGTTTGACATGGACGCCGACATGATCGGCACCCCCGCCTACGAGGCTCTGAAGACGCTGTCGGACACCGACGCCTTCACCGTTGTGAAGCGCCGCGCCAAGAATGGCGCCATTTCGCTGATTCCGGCCAAGGTGAGCTTCAACGAAGAAGAAACCCTGACCGAAGGCCAGGCGGTGGTCGTGAAGGGCACTTTCAACGCCCAGAACATCAGCACCCGCTACGCCGCTTGATCCCGGGCGCAAGCCCATTCCCCTGCACCGACGCATCCATGTTCTTCCTTTCGCAGAGGAAGGCATGGGTGCGCACGGGCATTCACTCTGCGAAAGAAAGACATGAGCGATCCAAGCAAGAAAGACCCTGTTCCCGTTTTCGTCATCAAGCGCTTGGGCGGCCAGGCCCCGGAGTTCGACATGCCGGTCGAGATCCGCAAGCTGGACGGCACCCCCGCGAGCCTGATCTTCCGCTGCAAGGCCCTCAAAAAGACGGAGTGGGCAGCCATCAAGGATGCCCGCCAGCGCGAGGCCATCGAGGCCACCTTGAACGAAAAAGAGGCCGCTGAGTCTGCTGCTGTTGAGCCGCCTGCTGCTGAGCCGCAAGAGAAGGCGCCCAAGCGCGGTGCACGCAAGCCCAAGGCTGGCACAGAGGCTGAGGCTCCCGCAACCGCAAAGGCGCTGCGTGAAGTCGTGCTACGCACGTTTGATGAAAACTCCCTGCTCAGTGCTGTCAAAGACGCGCTGAAGACCGATGCCTCGCTGGTCGAGAAGTTCGCCATCGGGTGGGATCTGGAAGACGAGTTCAACACCGCCAACCTCGAAGCGCTCGAAAACGAGTTCGCTGGGTCCCTGGAGGCCGCGATCAACGCCTACAACCAGGCCGTATTTCGGGGCCAGGTAAAAAACTCGAAGCCATAGCCCACGCGCTCTACGTTCCGCCCTACACCGAGGCAGAGGCTCATTCCGAAGGCTGGGAGCTGGAGGACTACGAGAGCGAGACGCTGGAAGTGTGGCCGGACAACGAGCGCGCCATGGATGCATTCCGGCGGGTGGGCACCCGCTGGATGTATGGAGCTATGGGCGGAGTGCCCACTGGCCTTCGGTGGGAGGCCATCTACCCGTTGATCGACCGGATGGGGTTGCCCCCGGAAGACTGGGACGATCTGGTCGACGCGATCCAGATCATGGAGATATCGGCGCTGGACACCATGCGCAAACACGCGCCGAAGCCCAAAACTTAGCCAAGCCGCCTTGGGGCGGCATTTTCTTGTGGGGTCGCCTTGGGCGGCCCTTTTTGTTTGGGGGCCTCAATGGCAGATCTGAAGGACGAGATCAAGCTGGTAGCGAACGCCGAAGGCGTGGAGACAGGTGTCTCCCGTGCGAAGAAGTCGCTCGCCACGCTGGGCCAGGCCGTTGACCAGGTCGGCGACCAGGGCGAAAAGGGTTTCAAACGATTCGGCGCCGGGGGCGAGGACGCCAGCCGCCGCATCGACTCCAGCACCAAGAACATGGTGTCGAACCTGCAGCGCCAGATTGCCGCCCTGGAGGCAGGCGGAACCGCCAATCGCAAGTACCAGGAGAGCATCGCCCGTATGCGCGGCGCGGACATGAACGTCCTGAAGCCCTACCTGGATCAACTGGATGCAGCAAAGGCCAAAGCCGAAGGGGCTACGCGCGCCCAGCAGGGCATGGAAAAGGGCATGGGCACCCTGGGCACTGCGGCCGGGTTCCTGCGCGCCCAGATGGTGGCCCTGGTGGGCAGCTTTACCTTTGCGGCAGGCGTCGCCTATGTGCGCCAGGTCACCGACGCGCTGGACGCGCTCAATGACGTGAAGGACGCTACAGGTGCGTCCATCGAAAACATCAGCGCCCTGGAAGGCGTGGCGATGCGCACCAGCACCTCGCTGGATGTGGTGACCACCAGCATGGTCAAGCTCAACGAGGTACTGAACAAGGCGAAGCCCGGCAGTGACCAGGCGCTCGCGCTGAAGGCCATTGGGCTGGAGGCCGAAGAACTGCGCAAGCTCGACCCTGCAGAGGCGCTGCGCCGCGTGGCTGTTGCACTGTCGAACTACGCCGATGACGGGAACAAGGCGCGCCTGATTCAGGAGCTGTTTGGTAAGTCCGTGAGGGAGATGGCGCCCTTCCTGGCCGACCTGGCCGAGAAGACAAAACTTGTGGGCACGGTCACTGCAGAGCAAACCGCACAGGCAGAAGCGCTCAACAAGCAAATCGCAGAGCTGAAGGCGAACGTCACAGACGCGGCCCGTTCGTTGGTTTCCGACATGCTGCCGGCATTGAACGCCACCTTCAAGGCGATGCGCGAGGGTGGTGTGCGGGGTGCGATCGACGACTTCGGAAATCGAGTGTTTGATTGGAGTGGTAACGCGCAACGCAAGCGAATTGCCAACCTGAAGCAAGAGATCTCTTCCCTCACTGCGGACGCGTCGAGCATTAAGTTTGATGTGTTTGGTGTCCGCGGCGGGCTCGAAAAGCAGATCGAAGGCTTGAAAGCGCAGCTGAAGGCTGCGAATGAGCAGTACTACAACATCAGCCCCGCTTCGGGTGGTGGCCGTGGCGTTGTCAATCCTCCCGCAGTGGAAGTCCCGAAGCCGAGCGTAGTCGCGCCTGAAAGTGCCTCCACACTCAATTCTGCAGCGGCCGACGAAATGGCGGCGCGCCTGCAGGCCTTCAAAAACAACGACAAGGCCATCCTCGACAGCCGCAAGGCGTTCTACGACACCTTGGCCCTGCTCTCGAAGGTTGGCGCGAAGTCCGAGATGGACGCCATTGAAGAGTCGCTAGCCAAGGAAGAAGAAGTCTGGGCCCAGCGCAAGGCGAACTTCGACGCTGAGCTGGCCGAGGCGTCCAAAAAGAAGAATTCCCAGGCCGAGGTGGCGCGCATCACCGGCCAAGTGGCGGATGCTGAGCGCGACCATTTCCAAACCGTGGCGAAGCTGCGCGCCGACGCCGTTGTCGCGGAGCAAAAGTACAGCGACGCCTTGGGCGAGCGCATCACGAAGCAGATGGCCGCCGCAGGCGCGGCGCAGGAACAGGTGCGCCTGGCGCAGCTCGAAGGCAAGGCCATCGGCCTGACCGGCGACGCGCTGCGCGAGCACAACCAGCTGCAAGTGGAAGACAAGGCCCGCCGTCTGGAGGCGCTCGCTCTGTGGGCGAGTGGCGTGGACGCATCGGGCAAGCTGGCTCAGGCGTACCGTGACGAAGCCGCGGCGCTGCGGCAGCTGCACGCAGAGCAGGGCATGAACCGCTCCGCTCAGCTGGTGAACGACTACGCCAAGGGCATTGAGGAAAGCAACCGGTTGCTGCAGGCAGAGCTGGGCCTGATGGGCCAGTCTGAGCAGGCGCGCAACACGGCGCTGGAGCAGCTGCGCATCCAGCTGGAGCTGGAGAAAAAGATTGCCGAGGTAAAGGCGCTGGAGGCGGACACGCCCGAACGCGCTGCCCGCATCAGCCAGCTTGAAGCGAGCGCAGCCATCGCCAAGGCAAACGCTGCAAACCGGGCGTTCCTGGACGAGTGGAAACAGTCCGTCAACAAGTACGACGACATCTTCCGCCAAGGCTTTGCCGACATGCTCAACAACGGCAAGGCCGGCTGGAAGAGCTTTACGAAGAGCCTGGCCACGACATTCAAGACCACGGTTGCTGATCAGCTGTACAAGGCCTTTGCGCAGCCGTTTGTCGTGAACATCGTGGGTAATCTGCTGGGCCTGACCGGATCTCTTGGCCTGTCGGCCATCGGCGGCGCGGCGGCCACTGCTACCGGCGGCTCCGCCGTCAGCTCTTTGGGTGGAATCGGCTCCGCGATCTCCATGGGCACGAGCGCATTCGGCATTGGCGCGAGCTACGGCTTGCAGAGCCTCTTTGCCAACGGCCTGACGGGCACACTGGCCGCTGGCGGGCAGATGATTGGCGCTGGCTCGGTCATGAGTGGGCTGGGGACCATTGCGGGAGCACTGGGGCCTATCGCGCTGGGGATCGGGGCCTTGGTTTCCATTGCCAACGCAACGAAGGGCGAAACCCGCACGGGCGGCCAGTTCGGCGTTGCCTTTGGCGGCCAGGTGCGCAACAACCGCCGCGACCAGGTGTACACCTACCAGGGCCAACAATTCGACCGTGACTTCTCAAACGGGGAGCGCCGGGCGCTGATCGACGGTCAGGCCTACCGGCTGGAGGGAGATCCTGTCGCCCAGGAATCCGCTATCCGCGATGCGGTCTCCGGGACTGCAAAGGGGATCGATGCCTTCCTGGAGGCCCTCGGGTCCAAGGCTCGCTTGTCGGGCTTTAGCGCGGGTCTGGAAACGTCCAGTAAGGACCGGGGCGGCGTCTTCTCTGGTGGGGTGTTTGAAGACGGAACCACGTTCGGCGAGAGCGGCAAGGGGGACAACTACGCCGGGACGCTGTACGAGAAGTTCAGCACCAACAGTCCGGACTTCAAACAAGCCTTGGCGGACTTCACCCTCGACCTCAAGCAGTCCACGATCCAGGCGTTGCAGACCGTTTCGGACATCCCTGAATCTGTCAAGAAGATGCTTGCCAACGTGGATGCGGAGGGGTTGACTGAGGAAGCGGCAAACAAGCTGTTGGAGTCGATCAACGCCCAGATCGTGGGGGTGAACCAGTTCAAGGCGGCATTGGACTCGATGGGCATGAGCGAGCTTGCCGCCATGAGCTTTGATGCAGCGGCAGGCTTGGCAGAGGTGTCGGGCGGATTCGACAAGCTGATCGGCAACCTGAAAACCTACTACGACAACTTCTTCACCGGCCCCGAGCGCCGCGAGAATTTGAGGAAGCAGCTCGAAAAGGAGTTGAAGGACCTCGGACTGGAGTTACCCGACATCAATGCCGCCGACGCACGCCAGCAGTACCGCGCTATGGTCGAGGCAGCGTCCAAGGACACGAGCGAACAGGGGCGCAAGACCTACGCTCGGCTGCTGGAGCTTTCGGGCGCGTTCGCAAGTGTTACCGAGGCTGTGGAAGCCACCACGGTGTCGCTGGAGAAGCAGCGCGAGTCCTACTACAACGCACTTCAACGTGCGGTGGAGGCGGAAAACAAGCTGCTGCGGACCCAGCTGAGCGCCGCGCAAGAAGTGGCCAGCACGCTGGGCGGGCTGTTTGACCTGCTGCACGACAACGTGCGCGAGCTCTACGGCGAGGTCGATTCGACCCGTGCCATGCAAGCGGTGCAAGGCAACGATTTCATCACTGAATCGCTTGCCGCCGCGATCAAGACGGGATACCTGCCTGACGCGGACAAGCTGGCCGAAGCCATCGGGGCGGCCCGAGGTGGGCTGGATGATGTCGCGACCTTTGGCGGTGATCGGGCCGAGCGTGACTATGCCGCGCTCGTGCTCGCCGGGAAGCTGTCCGGCTTGGAGAAGATCACCGAGAAGCAACTGACCGATGCCCAGCGCACGGTGAAGGCGCTCGAAACGCAGATCGACCAGAACGAACAGACGCTCGACTACTGGAAGCAGCAGATCGAGATCGCATCGGGCACCTACGAGGCCACCGTGAGCGTGGCCAAGGCGGTGAGCGACCTCAAGGTGCTGCTGGGCGGAACTCCGTCCACTGACGGCATCGTGAGCGGTGGATCTGGCGGAGGGGGCACAGGGCCTACTGGCGGACCATCGCAAGGCCGCGTGAGCTATGGCGCCGACGAGGCGCTGACCAGCTTCGAGAAGTTCAAGGCCTGGTATCAGGGTTTGCGCAACACGGCAGACCCCAACCTCTTCAAGGACGGCAACTACAAGGTGCCCGACTGGATGCGGGTGTCGGGCTTGGCGGATGACGGCTCTGACGAAGAACTCTTCGCGCAGTACCAGTTTTTCTCGAACAACCGGCAATACGCGCGCGACTTCGAGCAGGTCTACACGACGGGGCGCTCTAGCTTTGCAACGGATGGCAGCACCCTGGTCAAGAGCGATCTGACCAAGATGCCTCCAGAAGTCGCGGAGTATTTCCGCAACAACCGGGATGCGCTGCTGAGCTACGAAGGGATGGGGATGGACCCTGTGCTGGCGTACCAGCTGTACAAGTACGGCCCCGAGCAGTTCGGCCTGGATCGCAAGCAGAACAACTTCACGAGCTGGTTGCAAAACAACAAGTGGACGGCGGGCGGCATCGTTGCCAACGACAACGTGGCCGAGTTCGCTGCGACGCCCTACGCAGACTACCGCCAGAACAAGTACGACTCCCAAACCGGGCACATCGTTGGGATGGACGGCAACTTGTACACGCTGGATGGAAAGCGCGTTGGACCTGCCTCACAGCAACAACTTGATTCGGCGTACGGCCCCGGCTTCAAGCCACTGGCGAGCGGGCGCTCGTCTCTATACAACCAGCAGGTGGGCAACGGTGACCCGAGCGCCTACTACAACGCCCTACGCACCAACCTCGACAAGGCCATCAACGACGGCAAGAGCGCGCAGTGGATCGCCGATGCCATCGGCACGACCGGTGCGTCGATGCAGGACGTGGCGACCGCGTACGGCATCAGCGTTGCCGAGTTGCGAGACAACCTTCTGAAAAACGGAGCAACTCGCATCCCTCAGTTTGCTGTGGGTACGAACTATGTCCCTCGGGACATGCTCGCGGTGATTCATGAAGGCGAGGCGGTGGTGCCAAGGGCCTACAACCCGGCAGCGGGTGGTAGTGCATCAGGTTCCGCGCGCCTGGAGGCATTGGTCGCAGAGCTCATTGCCAAGGTGGCCGCGCTCGAAGGTGCGGCCAACGCCACCGCCGACAACACGGGGGTGACTGCGGGTGTGCTGCGATCGGTCTCCAACAACAACTCTCTGTACACATCCGCACCGCCAGCGGTGTTTGGTTAACCATGTACTACATCGAACGAAACACCATCACTGATGCGATGTTCCTTGCTGGAAGTGTGGGCGAGCCTGCGACGGGGGAAACGGCGTGGGTGGCGGGGACCTATGCCATTGGGGCAGAAGTCATCCGCCCAGCCCTGCACCGCGTATACCGTTGCGCCATTGCGCGGGCGCCCACCGACACCCTGCCGCCCGAGTCCGATGGGACCGCGTGGAGTGAAATGCGCCCCACAAAGCGCTATTTGCCCTTCGGCCCCCAGGTGCGCGCCAACGGCAAGCTGGTGTACCTGAACTACCCGCTCACCAGCACCACGGAGAACATCGAATACCGCATGGCCCAGCGCTATGCGAATGCCGTTGCGATCTTTGGTGCCAAGGGCGCTACCTGGCGTGTCAAGGTCTACAACAAGCCTGAAGCAGATGGCGGTGTGCTGGTCAAGGAATACACAGGGCGCATCAAATCTGCGGCTCTCGGCTATTGGGATTACGCCTACGGCCAGCGCTACACGACGGATCGGGTGCTGATCACCGGCATGCCGATCTATCCGAACGCCGAAGTGCGCATCAGCATCGAGGGGTCTGGGTCGCAGCTACGCGCGGTGAGCCAGATCGAGGTGGGCAAGCTGCGCTATCTGCCTGGCGTGGAGCTGGGTGGAACGTTGGCCGGACTGGTCCGAGATCCGCGCATTTTCACAAGCCGGGACACCGACGAGAACGGCACCACCGGAGTGCTGATCTACGGCAACACCTACGACATGAACGGCACCGTTTCCATCAAGGGGAAGCAGGAGGACTCAGTTCTCACGCAGCTGCGAAACCTGATGGGCAAAGGCGTTGCCTACACCCCGACCCTGGCGCCAGGCTTCCAGCAAAGCCTGGTGTTCGGCGTCCTGAAATCCGCTCCCACCTCCCGCGACTCGCTCGGGCGGTCTTCCGTGCAATTCCAGATCGAGGGACTACCCACGTAATCACCATGGCCATCACCACACCCGTACCCATCCCCGCGGGGCCACCTGTCCCGAACTCCAACGATCCCGAAGTCACGTTCGACGCGCAGTTTGAAGCGTCTCTGACTTGGCAGAGGAACGATCTGGCGCCCAAGGCGAACGACCTTGCGACGGCTACCTACAGCAACGCACTGGACGCAGAGCTGAGCGCTACCGAGGCAGCCGCCAGCGCGGCAGCATCTGAGGCCTCTGCCGCGACCTCGCTCGCAGGCTCTAATTTCAAGGGCGATTGGTCTTCGCTCACCGGGCCGCTCAATCGCCCGGCGACCGTCGCCCATGGGGGCCGCACCTGGATGCTGCTGGCAAACCTGGCGGACGTGACCACGGCTACCCCGGCCGACGGCTCGGCCTACTGGCGAGCCTATGACGTGTTGCTTCCCTTGGTGCACGTCACTACGGCCACCTTCAGCATGACGGCCGGCTACCACTACTCCATCGAGTACGCGGCTGGCCAAGTGACTGGCACCATGCCGCCGTACTCCGAAGGCGCCATGGTCTACATCACCATCGCCAATGGCCGTTACGACACGGTGCTGCTGCGGCAAGCGCCCAGCGATTCATTCATGGGCCGTGCGCCCGACGACTTGACGCTCACGCACCAGACCACGCGGTGCCTGCGCGGCGTTGCCAATTCCTGGAGAGGCCTATGATTTACGACACCGAATTCGACGGCGGCACGCCTGTGGGCACCGTGCTGCAGGGCTTTGGGCTCGACCCGAACATCTTCGAGCCTCTGGATGGGCGCACCATCACCCGGACCAATCGGCCCCGGCTGTCTCCGATGTTTCCCATCGGAAAACACACGGGCACCGTGCGCACGCTGGCGAGCAACGGCGGCACCCCGCCCGCTCTGATTGCCACGGCCAACCACTTCGTGGCGGCGGCCACCACCGGGTCCACGTCGGCAATCCAGCACTCGACCGATGGGGCGTCATGGACGACGGCTGCAACCCCATCCGCGACCGTCGCGGCTTTGCTTGCGACCGCAGCCCGGTTCATCGCGCTTTGCTCCTCCGCGAGTCAGCCGCTCTTGACGACCACGCTCACGCCCTCTGGGGCCTGGGCTACTGCGACCGGCGGCCCTACGAGCGTGGCGGTCGGCAATCATGTCAGTCGCATGTCCTATAGCACGACCCTGGGCCGTGCGCTGGTGGTTGCTTCGACGCGGTTCAGTCTTGACGATGGGGTGACTGCTTTTGTAGGGCGCAGCTCTTCGAGCGGGATGGGCGCGCCGGTGGGTACGTGCTGGAGCGGCACTCGTTACGTCAATATTGCCGCTGGCTCGGCCGTGTGCGAGTTCAGCGCGGATGCCATCACCTACACCGCCGGCCAGCTCGCTGAAGCTACCAGCGCGTCGCAAGGCAACATCGCCAGTGATGGGAATGGCACCATCGTGGTGTCGGGGTGTCCTTCGGGCCTGCAGGTTAGCCACGACCACGGCGACACATGGCGCATCCAGCCGATCACAGGCGTGCCAGCCTCGGATACATGGCGAATCCAGCGCTCGGGAGATCGTTTCGTCGTGTCCACGGCTCAAGGTCTTGTGTTCTCGCTCGATGGCCGTTCGTGGTTCCTGGAGCCCACCCCGGTTCAGGCGATGGTCATCGCTTCGGCGGTTGCGAAAAAGGGCGCAGTCACGGTGCAGATCCCTGCTGGTGCTGCCACGGTGGCTTATTCGTTCACTGAATCCGCCACCGAGTTTTTGTTGCCGAACCTGCGGCAGCACATGCCCGCGCTTTCCGGCAACCCGATCCCTCTGCCCAACTATCACATCAAGGCCCTGTGACCATGACCTACTACTACGACCTGTACGGCTGGCTCACGCCCGTGCCCATGCCTAGCCGGGCCACGGATGTGGAGCCGCCTGAAGAAGCCGAGGGCCTACGCGCTAACTGGACGGGCGAGGCATGGGTGCTGCGTGAATACGTTGAGCCGCCTCCGCTCCCGTCGCCGGCGGCGCCTGTCCCGCAGACAGTCACCATGCGCCAGGCTCGCCTCGCGCTGCTTTCGTACGGCGCGCTGGACGATGTGGAGGCGGCCATTAACGCGATGCCGGAGCCGGATCGCACTGCCGCCCGCATCGAGTGGGACTTCTCCAACGAAGTGCAGCGCTACAAGGGCCTTGTCGAGAACCTGGGCGCAGCCATCGGCCTGACGCCCGAGGCCACCGACGAATTGTTCCGCCTCGCGGCCACGCTCTGATCAAGGAATGCACGCCATGCAGATTTCCAACCGAACAAAGGGCCGCCTCGCGCGCGCCTGGGCGCTGACCAGGGCATACGGAGAGCAGGTGTTCATCGCAGCCGACCAGCTGGTCAACGCGATGATCCCACCGCTGGACGGCACGGTCAGCTATGCGGACGAAACCCTCTCTGCCCGCTGCTATCGGGCGCACCGCGACGGCAAGATCCTGGGGCGGCTGTTCATGCCGTTCATTGATCTGCTGTTCTTCTGGCAGGGCAAGGGCCACTGCAAGAACGCGTACACAAAGGAGTTCGACCGCAAGAACTACCCAAGTGAGTACCACCCGCCCAATCTGCCGCGATACACGTCGCGCAACGGCCCCGCCGGCGCAGGAGATCCATCGTGAGACGGCATCCGTTCAATCACCCCCCGCAACCCGCTTCGGCGGGTTTTTTTATGCCCGCTTCAAGCAAGCGCTGTCTGATCGCCATCGCTGCTCTTGCCGCGCTCATCTCGTGTGGCGGCGGCGGTGGCGGCGAGCCGCCCGCGCAGCAGCTGGTGGTGGACGTGTACGGCGACAGCATCATGGCCGGCTATGGCGTGCGCGTGTCGCCCGTGGCCCGCATCCGCGAAGCGCAGCCAGGCTGGCGGCTGGTAGACCATTCAGCCCCCGGCACCCCGCTCAAGGCCCTCATGCCGGGCTTTGCCACGGCGCCACGCGCCGGCCGCGTGGTGGTCATCGGCAACGGGTTTGTTGACGCCTTCCAGGGCCTTGATGGCTATGCGCTGGATCTGCGCAGCGCGGTGCTGCAGATCCTGTCCGAGCGCCGCGTGCCCGTGCTGACGGGCATCGTGGGCACGCCCCGCCAGCCGCCCCTGGCAGCGCCCTACAACGCAATCACGCACGCGATAGCAGCCGAGTTCGGCCTGCAGCACGCGGGCTGGGGAGAGGCGTATCAGGAGGGCGATGCAGCGGCCGATGGCATCCATCGCACGCAGCAGGCCAGCGACCGCCTGGCCGAGCTGCTGGCGGCCGCGATTGAGCGGGCAGCTGATCAACAAAAGAATGAATGAGGGAGCCCATGCCTGAACCCACCACCACGGCCGCAGGCCTGGCCACCATCGCCGGCGGGGCCGCGTCTGCAACGGCACTCACGGTGCTGGGCGTGCCGCTGGGCCTGCGCGCGGATCTGCTCATTGCAGGCTTTGCGGGCAGCCTGGTCGCGATCATCTTGCTGAATGCCGTGCCGGGCAGCAGCGACACATGGATTGAGCTGCTGCGCACCACAGTGCGCCGCATGCTCGTGGCCTGCGCCAGCAGCCTTACGGCCGGCTACCTAACGCCGCTCGCTTTGCTAGTGGCGCAGCTGCCCGAGTCGCTGCTGCTGGGTGCCGCGTTCGCTGTGGGCGGCGGGGCACAGCAAGTGCTGATGTTTGCCATCAAGCGTCTTAGCGGTGCCGCTGCCCAGACGCCCAACAACACGGGGGCCACACCATGAGCGCCACCCTGCAATTCATTCACTGGCTGGCAGGCCTGGTGGTGCTGGCCGAAGCGCTCAACAAGCTGGAGCGCACAGCACCCTGCAGGCGCGGCTTGTCCGCGCAAGAGCGCGCCACGGAATGGCTCAAGGCCCTGGCCTGGCTACTGCTCGCCTTCGGCGGGGCAGGGGCCTTGCTGGCCCCGCTGATGCCCTTCCTGCCCCTGTCCCGCAGCGGGGCCATCTGGCCTCTGCTCATGCCCACGCAATTGCCCACGCTGCAGGACACCTGCGTGGTGCTGGGCTTTGCCGTGCTGATCGTTCGTACCCGAGTCAAAGAGGGATAACCCATGCAACTCACACCGCATTTTTCGCTGGCCGAATTGACCGCTAGCACTACCGCCCGGCGCCTTGGTATCGACAACACACCACCGCCCGAGCTGATGCCGCGCCTGGTGCTCACAGCCGAGATGCTGGAGCGCATCCGCACCACGCTGGGCGTGCCCATCACGGTCACCAGTGGCTACCGTGGCCGCCAGGTCAACCAGGCCGTGGGCGGCGTCACAAGCAGCGACCACACCCAGGGCCACGCGGCCGATATCGTGGCACCCGGCTACGGCACGCCGTACCAGATCGCCAAGGCCCTCGCGCCGCTGGTGAGCGTGCTGGGCATCGGTCAGCTGATCCTGGAGGGCGTTAAGGGCAAGCAATGGGTGCACGTATCTACCCGCGTGCCCGACAAGCCCGCGAACCGCGTTATCACCATCACGGACCAGGGCGCGCAGCTGGGTGTGCAGGAGCTGCCATGAGCGCCCGTCTGTGGACCTACGTGGCCGTCGGCCTGGCCGCCGCAGCGGTGGCCAGCGCTGGCACCTGGCGCGTGCAAGAGTGGCGCTACGGCGCCAAAGAGGCGCAACGCCTGGAGGACGAGCGCCTGGCTGAGGAGGCTCGGCAGACCGATGCCAAGCAACAGCGCCAGTTCAACGACACCGCAGCTGGCCGCCACGCGGCCAAGCTGGCCACCCTCAACACCCAACTGGGAGACGCCCGTGCGCAGATCGCTACTTTGTCCGCTGATCGCCAGTGCCTTGACGCTCGCACTGTCGGCATGCTCAACAACCTCGGCACGGCAAGTTCGCTCGGGCTACGAGCGCCTGCCGGCGAACCTGCGAGTGCGCCCGGCGCCGTTGCCGCCCATACCCCTAACACCGGCTACGCCAGCGAGCGAGACATTGCCGACTGGATAGCCCTGTGCAAGGTGCGCTACGGCGAGGTGGCGGGCCAGCTCAACGAGATCCTCGACATCGAGGAGCGCCGGCAGGAGGGGGCAGCGCCATGACGTACGTGCACACGCATGCACAACCCCAGCAGGGCGCCCGCCCTGGCCCCGGCCGCAAGGCCCTCAAACAGCTGACCGAGCGCCTGCGGCGAGACCAGCGGGAGCTGGCTGAGGCGCTGCGGGAGAGGGCGGGGCAGGGGTGCTACCCGGTGCGGGAGGACGCGGCGTTGCCACGCATCGACTAGGATTGCAGAACGAAGGGGGCACTATGGGATTCAGCCACGAGGTAAAAGTATTTCGAGATGAGATCGGATGGGCTTGCCGGTGTATCGCTGGGCCGCACGATAAGTCTGATGAATCCATGGAAAGCCTCCGGTCTAGCTTCTGGATCGCCGCCATGAGCCTAGCGTTTGTTGTTGCACTTGCCTGCCTAGTGCTTTGGTGGCGAGGCAAGATTGGATCTGAGTTAAGCGTTGATTCTGGGAAGTGGTGCGCAGTCGCCGGTGTCTACTTTGCGGGTTGGGGCACCTGGCTGGGACTACTTTATGGCGGTGGACACGCCACATGGGGCGGAAAGGCGCCCCATGAACTGGCTAGCGCCGGTTTTTTCAAGCTGTTTTTCCTGACCGGCGTACTCTTCGCCACCATCGGCTCCGCATGGTGGGTGTGAGCTACTAAGACGGCGCAGGCTCCACCGACACCGGGCCACGGCCCTGGTACACCACGCGGTGCGGGCTGGTGGCCGTAGAGGTCACAGTCCACACGGCGTCATGTTCGCTGACCTGGTACAGCACGGCGGCATGTGGCAGCGGCACAAAATCGCCTTCCTGTGGAACCGTTTTGGGCCGGTAAAGGCGGGCCATTCGCACCGGCTCTTGACCCACGCAGCGGGTCACCAGGTCGATATTGGCTTGGTCGATCTCGCAGGGCTGGTCCCGTACGAGCACCTCCTCACGCGTGGCATCAAGCCGCACAGCGTCGGGGTGGCAGCGGCGGGCTTGCTCCTCGGTCATCTTGATGCGAGATGTGACCGTTCGGCCGCCCCATTTGTACCGCCACGAGTAATGGACCTCAATTCTCATGCTGCTCTCCGAAACACTGATAAAGCATACAGTGTTTCGGAGGGGCGGGCGCCGTTTTTAGGCCCGCAATGGATCGCTATTGGCGTCGCCTTGGCGTTCGCTCTCGTAAGTCTCTGATTTTCTTTGTATTAATTCGATCTTGTACCCGTCCGGGTCGGTCACGAAAGCGATCACCGTGGTGCCGCCCTTGACGGGGCCGGCTTCGCGCGTCACGTTGCCGCCAGCAGCCTTGATCTTCTCGCAGGCGGCATACGCATCGGGCACGCCCAGCGCAATGTGGCCGTAGGCGGTGCCCATTTCGTAGCTTTCCACGCCCCAGTTGTAGGTGAGTTCGATCTCGGCCTGGCCAGGATTGCCGCCTTCGAAGCCGAGGAACGCCAGCGAGTATTTGTACTCGGGGTTCTCGGACTGGCGCAGCAGCTGCATGCCCAGCACCTGGGTATAGAAGTCAATCGAGCGTTGAAGGTTGCCAACGCGCAGCATCGTGTGGAGGAATCTCATC